GCAAAGGCTCTTCTAACCGGAGACGAAGACGCTAAGGCTCTAGCCCGTGCAGCTTCAACTTCTGCAGATGCAGCTATCCTGCCTCCATTCGTAGGATACCTAGACACTCTGATCACCAACAACCGTCCAACCTTGTCCGCGTTTACCCGTGGAGCACTACCAGCAAGCGGACTTGCAGTTGAATACATTCAGATTGACAGCAACACTCTAGACGTAGACAACCAGACACCAGACAACACCGCACTAGCTTTTGGAAACTTGAGCTTTGAAGTTATGTCTGCAGATGTAAAGACTTACGGTGGATACACATCCTTCTCACGTCAATACGTAGAGCGTGCAACCATCAACACTCTTGACCAGGTATTCGCAGGTCTAACAGTCGCATACGCTAATGCAACCAACAAGGTCGTTATCGATGTTCTCGAGGCTCTAAGCTACGCAGGTAAGACATTCGACGCAAAGACCGACGCTTCGACAGTTGCAAAGGGTATCGCAGAAGGTTCTGCTTACATCTTCCAGGCAACTGGCCTACGTCCACAGTTCATCGTGACTGGTGTAGGTTCATACGTTGATCTAGTTTCTATCGGTGCAACCGACGGCAGACTAAACTTCTCCGCTACTGGAGACGGTTCTAACACCATTGGAACTTCAAACATCCCAGGTCTATCTGGTTCTTTGTTCGGTCTTCCAATCATCGTAGATCCACAGCTAGGAACAAACACTTGTCTACTAGCTAACGCTGCAGCTCTTACTTCATGGGAGTCCGCTGGATCACCTGTTAGATTGAGCTCAAACGACATCACCACACTTACAGACGATGTATCGGTCTACGGCTACATGGCCGTTGCTGCACAGCGTCAGGGTGCAATCGTTTCGCTTCTAACCGTATAAGGATCTATAAATGTCCGTGACGTTGGCAGAGTTCCAGGCTTATGTTGGAACCGATGAGACTACATTCCCCCAGGAGTGTTTGACCGCTGGTTCCGCATTAGTTTCGACCTACATTGGAGAAGTAGACACCGTTCCGGAGTCTCTTGAAGATCAGGCGATTCTAATAACAAGCTCGGAACTCTTCCACCGTCGTTCGGCTCCTAACGGGGTTGCTCAATTCGCCAGCTTCGATGGTGCTCCCATCCGAGTAGCTAAGGATCCTATGAACGCGGTTTACCCGTTGCTTCAAAGATACGTAGGCTATGCAGTATGAGCGAGATCAACGCCACTAAGGTCGAGTTCAAACTTGAATTAGCGGACGCAGGATTGAATGTTCTGGAATACATCCCAGAGCGAATCACTCCTCCAATTGTCATCATCAACTCCGCGCAGCCTTACTTGCAAACAGCACAGTTTGGTGAATGGAGTCTTGGACTGGAATTGGTTATGGTAGCTTCTACCGCGACTAACAAGAAGGCAACGGAAAACCTAGATCAGCTAATCGAGGATGTTCTGAATGCTATCGAACCGTTGAAATACGTTCGGATAACTTCGGTCAATCAGCCTTACAATCTACAAACAAATAACGCCGAGTATCTAGCAGCGAACTTATTCGTCCAGCTAGACTTAACACTTTAGAAAGGGAGTCAGCTAAATGCCAGCTTCTACAAGAATCAAAGCTCAAAACATCCTATTCAAGTTTGGTGCTACCGAATACGCTTGCGACGCTAACATGGTCGAACTAACCCTAGGTGACGCACCTGGAGACGTTCAAACATTTTGCGAGGTAAGAGTTGGCGGTGAATGGTCACTACAGCTTGACGGAATTACTTCTGGAGATTCAGCCAGCCTATACCGTGTTCTATGGGATAACTTTGGTGCAACCGCAAACTTCACTATTGCTCCTAACGGCAACGCAGTAGCATCTTCAAGCGAACCTCACTACACCGGGGTTGTTACATTCGACGAGCTGCCACCTCTATCGCTAAATAGCAACGAAGTATCTACCTTTAGCGTGACCTTGACCGTCAAGAGCACTCCACACACTCCTGCTTCTGACATTTACTACGGAGTTACAGTAGACACCACAGCTTAATCATGGCTGAATCTGGAATTAAGGTCGTTGGCTTAAATCAAGCCATACGAGCCCTCCGGGCTATTGGGGTTCCCTCCGCTGAAATTGGAGAGGCATCTCAACAAGCTGGTGAGCTAGTAGCCAATACGGCACGATCCTTAGTTCCGGTAAGAACCGGAGCGCTTCGAGCTACTATCAAGGCTAAGAAAATAGCTAGAAAAGTAGTAGTTAGTGCAGGTAACAACACAAAGGTTCCCTATGCTAACCCGATTCACTTTGGTTGGAATTACGACAAGGTCAATCTCCAAGCTAAGAACATTAGACCTAGACCCTTCTTTAGTAATGCTTTGACAAGGACTAGAAAACAGGTATACACCTTGTTCTTTGATAGCATGGAAAAGCTATTCCAGAAGTATTCAAATAAGTAAACATAAGGAGAACACAGATGAACAAGTTTGATTTTGAGAGTCTAACTCTTGAAGAAGTAGAACTAATCGAGAACTTAACAAACAGCAGCATCGACGAAGCGTTTGGAGACGGCAAGCCTAAAGGCAAAGCCTTATCAGCCTTTGTTTGGGTAGTCCAAAAAAGGAATGACCCTAACTACAAAATGGAAGATGCTAAAAAGCTAAGTCTCAAAGAAGCCCTAAGCATGATCCAGGGTGACGAAACAAAAAAAGAATAAGAGAGCAATCTGCCAAACGAATGGCAGAGTTCTGCCGGGCGATGAACATTCAACCGTCGGAATACAAGGCTCTCACTTTGGGCGAGTATCAAGCGTTCATAAAAGACTTTAGTAAAAGAGGGTAAGTAAATGGCTGGAACACTAGCTCTGAATGTAGAGATTCTTGGTGAGTTCTCTAAGCTCACCGCAGCAACCAAGGGTGCCACTAATCAACTATCAGGTCTAAATAAGACCGCTACTTCAATCTCTAGTGGAATAAACAAAGCCTTCGGTCTAATTGGTGTTGGCTTCTCTCTCAACTTTCTAAAGAACGAACTAGGCGCTGCAGCCAAGGCTGCCGTCGAGGACGCCAAGAGTATGAACATCCTGGCGCTTGCCATGGAGAACACAGGCAAAGCAACTAAGTCACAAGTAGCCCAAGCCGAAGACTCTATTCGCAAGATGTCTTTGCAATCAGCCGTAGCCGATGACGTTCTTAGACCAGCATTCCAAAAGCTATTCATCGCAACCGGAGACGTAACTAAGTCAAACCGCTTGCTTCAGATAGCTCTAGATGCTTCCGCTGCAACTGGTAAAGATTTAGATTCAGTAAGCCAAGCCATGGCTAAGTCACTTGCTGGTTCTGATACAGCACTTCTAAAGCTCATCCCTTCACTTCGAGGCGCACAAGATCCTCTATCAGAATTAGAGAAGACATTTAAGGGAGCTGCAGAAGCAGCTGCTAACACAGACCCATTCCAAAGGATGAACGTAATCTTTGGAGAAATCAAAGAGTCAATCGGTGTAGCACTTCTTCCAATGCTAAACAACCTTGCAGACTGGTTCATCAAAGTTCTACCAGACATCCAGAACTTCTTTGCTTTATTTAGTAAGTCTCTTGATGACCCACAGGTAAGGTCATCAGTCAAAAAGATGTCTGATTCACTTGGTAAACTTGGCGATAGCATAGCTTCCCTCTTTGGATCTACAGAGACCGACCAGGCTAAAGGATTTGTAAACTTCTGGACTATTCTTAGCTCACTATTGTCAGAAGTAGCTGACTTGTTAAATCTAATAGTTGCTAACGTGGCTCTTCTTACTGGTAACACCAAGCCAATAGAAAAGATTCTAACTCCATTCTTACAAAGCGGACTTGGAGCCGTTGGTGTAAACTTTCTTCCTAACGTTCCAGATTCAACTGGTAGAAGCGAACAAGGTCGAGGCCCGACCGCTATAACTAATAACATTCAGGTAAAGACCGATGCAACCGCTAAAGAAATAGCAGATGCAATAAACCGCGCTAACCGAGCAAGTGGAACGAACCTAATTAGAGCGCGATGATTCCTAACTTTGCTATTGATCAGAACCTAAAGGTCGAGTTTCTAACTCCAGACGAAGAAGGCAACTCCTTTATTCTTGGAATTAGCTTGCTTGGTGGAACCGATGTCCTTGGTGGCTTTGGTGAGTTTACTCTTGGAGTATCTCTTTTAGGTGGAGACGATGTTCTTGCTCCAAGCTCCGGTCTAAAGTGGCAAGAAGTTCAATGTGAAACTGCTAGCGCAAACATCTCAATCGGTGGACAGCTTCAAGATTCTGTCTTTTTTCAACCAGAACCAGCCACAGCTAACCTTGTTCTTCAAAGCTATGAACTAGATCCAACCGTAAACAAGAACATTCGAGCTAACACCAAGTTCCGCGTTCGCCTGGAGAGCGATGAAATTGACCGTGTTCTATTCCAAGGTTTCATCGACACTATCGACGTGACTTACTTCCCGGATGGGCCTAACGTAATCAATATCACAGGCTTTGACGCTTACAAGTCTTTGGTAAACTCTAGGTTCGCAGTTTGGGATACCACTTCATACGGAACCCACATCCACGTAGACGAGACTTGGGAGCTAGTTGGTATCTTCTCCGGTCTTGGATTATCTCCAGCTTCTTCTCACGTTGGAGGAGCGCTACCAGTTCAGGACGTAACAAACATCGAGGTCAGCTCAATCGTAAACGATGCCTTGACGGTTGGTAATGGACTTGTTTGGCTAGATCAAGATACCGAAGAGCTGGTAGTTATTCACCGAACCGGAGTGCAGGCTGGAACGCCAGAAACATTCATAATTGGTAACAATCACGGAGACGATTACCATCTCTGCATGAGCGAAATAAACGTGTTCTCGGACGCCGACGCCGTATACAATTCTCTATACGTTTCTTTGACTTCCGACGATACAATCAACACTTTCCGCAAGGATCAGGACTCTATAGATCTATACGGGGAATCAGCTATTGATATAGCAATCAACACGACAACCCTTGCACAGCTAGACAACTGGGCAGACCGGGTATTCAATCACAGATCAGCAAACCAAGTGAACCGGGTTCAAACACCCGCAATCGACAGACTTGGGACTTTGACAAACGCAGCGGTGTTTACGCCGGGAATGACGGTAGGTGTCAGCTATACTAATACACAGCTAGACATCGTCGGATACTACACTATAATCAAGGTCTCTCATCGCATAGATCCAGATAACTGGTTCACGACACTCGAACTATGGAAGGAAGCCTAGTGGCTTACAAAGTATTTACAAATGGCTCGGTTCTCCCGGCCTCAGACCTTAACACCTATCTAATGGATCAATCGGTTATGGTATTTAGCAGCTCCGCAACTAGAGCTGCAGCACTAACAGCTCCTGTCGAGGGAATGCTTACCTGGCTACAGGACACAAACCAATACGAGAACTACAACGGAACAGCTTGGGTTGCTCTTGGCAGCAGTGCTTTAGAGTTTATCAAGGCAGACACAATCGGATCGGCAGTAAGCTCTCACGTTTGGACAGGAACATTCTCTTCAACTTATGACTCTTACAGAATTGTAATTTCAGGTGGAGTAGCCAGCACAGCGACAAGACTTAGGCTTCAACTAGGAACTGATACTGCAAACCACAACTCAAACGCTTTTACAGGTAACTATACGACTACTGGACTAACCGGAAGCGTTGCTGGTAACGTTGCATACTTTGATTATGTTGGATCTGCAACCACAGGCACAATCTCGGGAATTATTGACCTAGAGGGGCCGTTTATCGCTCAAAAAACCATGATGACTTCTACTGGTGAGAAGAATGGAACAGCTGGCGGAACTGGTGGAACTTCTTCTGTCACAACTGGAATCCACACAGCTGCTACTAGCTTTACAACCTTTAACATCAAACCAGCAACTGGAACTATTACAGGCGGAACTGTTGCCGTCTATGGATACAGGAAGGCATAATGACTAATCCACTAATTGGAATTGACGGAATCGTTCGGGAAATGAATGAAGAAGAATTAGAAAATTATCTAATCACACAAAGTCAAAGCGACGCTATTGACGCAGAACAAAAAGCTAAAGAAAAAGCTAAGAAGTCTGCACTTGCTAAGTTAGCTGCACTCGGTCTAACAGAAGAAGAGATAGCGGCTCTATAACATGGCCGAGGAAACTACTTCGGTTCGTATTACCCAAGCCGACATCTATAAAAAGCAACTTGAACACGGAGAGATTTTGATTCAAGTTCTACAGAAGCTAGATCACCTGGACGATGTTCCAGACCGTCTTCGTGAAGTCGAACTTACATTAGCCAGATTATTCTGGATCGAACGAGTCGCTTACGCAGGACTAGGAGCAGCACTAATCTCAATGATTGGTTTATTTACGACAACAATTGGAGCATTCTAATGAGCGTTCAAGATAACTTTACCGTAGACGCAGGTGCTAAGTTCACCCGCGAGTTTAGTTACATAGTAAACGGAGCGGTTGTAAATCTAACTGGCTACGTTGCAAGAGGACAAGTTCGTAGTTCTACGTTCTCTTCTTTAGTCTTTGAGTTTGTTCCAACTATTACCGTCGGAACTTACGTAATCAACATGACCCTTACACCAGAGCAAACAGCATTACTTCGAGACTCTAATTATGTTTACGCTCTAGAAGTTTCTAATTCTGCAACCGGAGACGTCAAAATTGTAAGCCGTGGAGTAATAACCGTAAACCAAAGGATCGTAAGATAATGGCAACCTGGATTAGACCAGTAGAAGGCAAAATTACAGACAGCTTCGACGGACATCGAGGACGCACTAGCCCTCCATCTAGAAACCCGGGAATCGATTACGGAGTCCCAATGGATACTCCTGTCAAGGCAATAGCCGATGGAGTGGTATCGGGCACAGTCCAGACCATAAGTGGAGCCGGAGGTCGCATGATCTTCTTATCATTCCCGACCGGGCATAACGCAGACTACCTTCATCTATCAAAGATTCTGGTTCAAACCGGACAATCAGTTAGGCAAGGAGAAGTCATTGGCTACTCCGGAGGTTCTGGCTTTGGATCTAACACAGCTTACGGAGCGCACTTGCACCTATCCTTCCGAATGGGCGGTCAGCCAACCATGGCAGCCGGAAACCTAGACTTCGAGAAGATGCTAACTAGCACTCCAGTTGAGAAGCCTGTAGCAGAGAAGAAGCCATCAAAGCCTAAAAAGGCTGCTAACACTTACACCGTGGTCAAAGGTGACACACTAACCAAGATAGCCAAAGCGCATGGATCTACAGTCGCAGAGCTAGTCAAACTGAATAAAATCAAAGATAAGAACAAAATCTCTATTGGTCAAGAATTGAAAGTGAGCTAATTATGTGGCTAGACATTATCCGAAGAACCCTAGCGGTCATCATTCTAAAGGTGACTGGAATCTTTGTTGGTGGAGCTGCAATAGGTCTAGAAGTTACCCAGGCTATTGCCATGGCTGCCTTCGCTGGAATCATCGATGTCTCCCAGGAGCTAGCCAGAGCTTACCTATCCGACGGCAAGATTGACCCAGATGAGATCAATAAGTCCTTCGGCAAAATAGCAGACGCGAAACTCCCAAAGCCTAAGAAGTAAATGTCGCAATCATCTATTAGGATGACGGCATGGATATCACACAGAAAATTGAGGCTTTAGGCTTCGCAAAATACATAGGCACTTTTGAGCCTGGCACTAAGGAATGGTATCAAGCCCGAAGGGGTATTGGTGGTTCCGATGTTGCGTCCGTAATGGACAAGAACCCATGGAAGTCCGCTTACACGCTATTCATGGAGAAGTCTGGCAAACAATGGCAAAACCTTCCGGCCAGTATTGCTATGCAGATGGGCACGGCCTTCGAGCCTGTAATCCGAAAGCTATTCCAAGATAACAATTCAGAATGGCTAGACGTTCACGAGACCGGAACTTGGGCAAGTATCGAAGAGCCTAGATCCGTGGCTAACGTGGACGGCATAATCGAATGGGCAGATGGATCCCTTGGAGTCCTAGAGATTAAGTTCTCCCGGATGTATTGGGACAAGCTACCAGAGCACTATAACCTTCAAGTTCAACATTACCTCTCCGTCCTTGGAATGAAGCGGGCTATAGTCGTAGCGGTCGCAGGAGGCGATTGGAAGGAGTTTGAAGTCGTTCGGGATGATTCCCTTGTCGAGACCATGAAAAGCCGCCTACAGGCGTTCTACGGCTTCCTAGACACAGATAGAGCCCCAGACTACGACGGGTCTGAATCTACCTATGAGACTGTTAGGGAACTATCCGACGGTCTAGAAGAAGGAGAGATTGAGCTGGGATCTCTTTGGTCAAACTTGCTCCAGGCTAAGTCCGAGTCAGAGTATTGGGAGACACAATTTAGGGCACACAAGTCCGCGGTTCTTGCCTTCATGGATGGAACTAAGTATGGTCTCTTCCAAGGAGATCGAGTAATCAATCTTCAAGCCCGTAATGGCAAACCGTTCATTACGTTTACTAAATAACAGGAGGCAATAAATGGGTTTCGACCTAAGCAACTACGAACCAGTTTCAGAACGTATTCAGAAGTTCTGGAAGACCTACCCAAACGGTCGCATCATCACCGAAATCAAACTGATCAATGAAACCGAAGTTGTAGTTCAGGCTTCCGTCTTTACTGACCGGGAGGATGCTAGACCTGCATCCGTGGATTGGGCACATGAGACCAGGGGTTCTAGCAACATCAATCGCTCATCATTCTTGGAGAACTGCAGCACTTCCGCTATCGGTCGAGGACTTGCAACTCTAGGTCTATCAGCATCCAAGAACCGTCCTAGCCGTGAAGAGATGATCAAGGCAACTAGAGATTCTCGCAACTTCATCGAGGAGGCTTCGGAGGCTGCAGCTAACAAAGACATCGAGTCTCTCCGGGTGATCTACGCAACCGCGGTCAAGTCACAAGTTGATAACGATGTTCTTGAAGCAATCAAAGCTCTCGCTGATTCGCTAAAGTCCAAGTAAATTGGAAAGGGCTAGAAGCCACAGAAAACTTCTAGCCCGACGCGAAAGCGTCACCCAACCACGATGGGCATTCACCAGTATAGCCCAGGAAGGCACAGATTGAGCCTAGAAGCCGTTGCAGCCGTCCTGCATCATTCCACAAGCACCGCAACCGCTAGAAGCGTCCTGACGGCTCTGGCATGGCATATCGGTAATGACCCAGAAGAAGGTTGTTATCCGTCTCAAACTCGGCTAGCTAAATTAGCTGGGTGTTCCGTTAGACAAGTTCAACGCAATCTCCAGAAGCTAGTCGAGGCCGGAGAAATTGAAATGTCGCAGCATAACGGAGAAGGTTATCGATTCGACAGAATTACCAATCGATACTGGATCACTCTGGACTGCCCGGAAGGTTGTGACGGTAGTTTGAGTCATAATCAACGGGGTGTCAAGAAAGGCAGAACGGGGCGTCATCTACGCCTTATCGGGGTGACACCCAAGACGTCACGGGACGGCGTGGATGTCGTGTTAAAAGTAAATAATAATTAACTTAAACTTAAAGAACACTAGAAGGAGAAAACAGAATGGCAATCACAGTAATCTATGCAAAAGTAGCCGAAGTAGTAAACGAGGGATACCCAAGACTTCGAGTCTGGGAGACCTACGACTTCAAAGGTGAACCACGCAATCGGCTATGGACAGCTTGGCTAGACAATGCCAGCAATTACAAGAAAGACGATGAAGTCAAGATCGAGGGAGCACTCGGAACCAAGGTCGGAACCTATAACAAGCCCGGTCAAGAGACTAAGCAAGTAGTTGAGCATTCTTTGAACAATTGCCTAGTGGAGCTTGTAAGAGCTGCAGAACCTAGAACCGCTTTGGAGGAAGTAATCAACATCGTGGCTCCAGGAGAACCCAAGGATCTACCGTTCTAAATGTTCCAACTCTTTGTTGCTGGAGACCCTAGACCGCAAGGTTCTAAGAAGGCATTCAACCGGGGCAAACACATAGTTCTAGTTGAAGCCAA